TGCCAAGCAGAAAGCGACCACTGCGCAGGCGATGAAAATATGAAATGCGTTCATGCGATCAGTGGGTCCCGAATGCCTGCCATGAAGTTTTCCATGCCACCTTGGCCGCCAGGATTGAGGGCCATAAGCGTCACGGCATTGAATAGCGCCATGAGCGGGTCGATCTTCGCCGAGCCGCTCGCTTGCTTCGTGATGAGAATCGAGTTTCCTCGCGGTTCAACTTTTGCGTTACCACAACACCAGGCCATCATCGGCTGGCCACCGTGGAGCAGAGTGCCTTCAGCTAACTTGCGCTCAGCCGTCTTGATTGCCCCACCGAGTCGCCAGCCTTGCGAGATGCCGTCGATCTTGTCTCGCGGGATACCTGCGAACTCGAGCGCATCCAGGATCGCTCCGACTCCCGCTGGGTCGAGGCCTACCTTGTCCAGTAGGCCGGATAGCTCAACTTGCGAAACGAGCTGTGCCACTTCGTCGATGTCGTTGCCGATCCGCTCTACCAGCGTCAGATGGCCGTCGTTGGCAAAGTCGCGAATGCGAGGCGCCTCAGCCTTCCGCCGCTCAAGCACCGACGGATGCGCCCAGGCGTGTGTCCACATCAACCAGCGGCGAGTGTCCCGTTCGCGCCCCACAGCTGCGAAGCCGAGCAGGTCATCTAGACCGCCGCCGTCGATACCGATATCGATCACTTCGCAGCGCTCTATCAAGTCCTGCAGCGTCCGACAGTCCTCAGAGGCTTGCTGCTCCCAATAGTCGGCACCAGCCCAGCGATCCGAAAGCAGCGCCAGACCGATCTCGACATTGAGGTGCTTGGCCAGGAAGCCCCGGAACGACTCCTCACCATCCAGTTGAGCCTGTGCATACCCGCGCTCGATGAACGGCTCATCAACCGACAGCCCCAAGTTCGGGTTGGTGATGTAAGCGTTCGAGAAGTCTCGATGCGCGCCAGCGTCGAGCATCGCTTTCGGGAACTCGTACAACACCGGAAGGAACGACTTATCGACGATCTCGCCATCCCGAACCTTGCGGGCGTACATCAGCTTCTGCCGGAATACGCCGGCGGGCGGAGCATCGGACTGGGTTGTGGCCCAAATGATGAAGCCCTCAGGGCGAGACGCGAGGCCGCCCGTGGCTTCGCGCAGCATCGCCTCGGCGTTCGCGCGCTTGCCGAAGACCCACAGCTCGTCGACGAACACGCCGATGGCTTTCTTTCCTGAAACCGTCTCGCTGTCAGCCGCCACTACTTTCAGCGTTGCGTTGGTCTGCCGGTGGGTCACCGTCCGCAGGTGGTCCTGCACCTTAAGCAAGGCATCGAGCTCCTCGTCCGCCCGCACCATGTCGCGGATCGGGATGTAGGAGTTGTCAGCGATCTCCTTGGTGGGCGCCAGGATGATGAACTCGCCCGAAGGCCGCCAGTTCAGAATCAATGCCGTGAGCATGATACCGGCGGCGATCGTGGACTTGCCGTTCTTCTTGCTGATCAGCAGCATGAACTCGCTAACCAAGCGCCTACCTTCATCGGGGTCATACGCTCCGAAGATGGCTGCCACGAACTGGTTTACCCAGTCGCGCACAGTCTCGGACATCAGCGGACTGCCGGTGGCATCGACCATACGGAGCGCACCGAACACATCGAGGGCTTCCTCGGCCTCGGTGGGGAACAGCGGCTTGAATGGAATCAGATTCTGGCGCGCAACGATGCGCTGCTCCCAGTCGGGGCATGCAGTTGTCCATTCCATCATTTCACCGACCTCAGCGGACCGCGCCGGGCGCCGAACTTACCGGTGGCTGCTTCGGCAGCCTTGTCCTTGGCCTGATCTTTCTTGCCGCTCTCCCCTTTGCGGGGGTGCACGAAGGGCATCAGGGCCTTGGCTGCATCGACGCGCAGCTTCGGCTCGGACCCCAGGTCGTTCATCACCGATAACAGAAAATCCTTCGGATCGCGGTGGAGCAGTGCCTGCATCAGGTCGAAACCGGCTGGCTCCGGCTCGGCATGCTCGTCCGTCTCAGTGGCCGGTTCGGTCGCCGACTCAGCTTGAGCCGATGGATCCGGCGCGGGCTTAACTTTAACATGCGCTTTAACGTCTGCTTTAACATCTGGCGGCATCAGACCCAGGGCGCGCAGCTTGGCCAACTCGGCCGCCACATCCTTGTCCTTCACCAGCCGAGACCCCGCCGCAGACGCTGTCTTCTCCGAATAACCAGCCGCCACAGCCGCGTCCCGATTAGACGCACCTTCCCTCAGCGCAGCTATGAATGCACGCTTGCGGGATGTTAAAGCCATTTAACAAAAATCCTGTGGGGGAAAAAAATCTGTACGTGGGGTCGGAGGCGGTCTAGCTAGATGAGAATCCCTAGCTTTTGCCCCCCCTACCCATTTCGCAGCACGTCGCTGCCGTGCTTCTATGCCTCTCGGCTGGATTTCGACGATCCGCGGAGGACCCAGCCGCCCAGGGCAGCTGCCTCCTCGGCCTGCTTGACCGAGTCGTGGCAAGGCTTGCAGAGGCTTTGCCAGTTGGTCTGATCCCAGAAAAGGATCATGTCACCGCGGTGTGCAACGATGTGGTCTACGACCTTTGCGGCAGTAGTGCGACCGTTCCGCTCACAGAAGACGCAGAGCGGATTGTCATTGAGGTAGTGCTCTCGGGCCTTCTGCCACTTGTAGTCGTAACCACGCTGGGAGCTGTTCATTCCGCTACGCCAGCTGCCCGGCGTCATCACCTTGACCCTTGAGCCTGCGCTCTCCTTGATGCGGGAGCCGAGCGTCTTGAGCCTGGTCATCAGTCAACCCGCACGATTTTGGCGACGTTACCCTTTGCCCGGCACACCAAGACGGCGGCCAGCAGGTAGAACGCAGTGTTGAACCAAGATGCATCAGCGAAGTTATCGTGCAGCACCATGCGGCCGATAAGACTGACGCACTGCATGCCGGTAACGGCGCAAGCAGCCCAGGCCATGAGAGACACGCTCAGCTTGTAGCGAGCATCTGGATATGGCCGATAGCGCAGCCCAATCATCACAAAGATGACGGCGCAGAGTGCGGCCTGAATAACTGCAACCATTCAACCCTCCTTCCTGGCGCGCAGACGGAAGACCCATTGCAGCCAAGTAGGCATGCGACCGGTCTGCATCCACTCCAGCAAGCCAGAGAATGTGACGACGCAGAGCACGCCGCATACGAATGCACTGAAGCCAGCGGTCTGGGTCCAGGCCCGGCCCATCAGCTCAGCTGCACCGAAGTAGCCACCGATCCAGCCAGCCAGTAGATAGCCGACACGGCGCCAGGTACTGATGTCCTTCGCGAACACAACGTAGAAGAAAGCCCCGCCGAATGCGCCGACTAGTGCGGCGAGATCTAACTGGGGAAATGCAGCACCCAGGCCGACACTGGCAAGTACGCCGGTCACTGCTAGGGCGCCGGTACTTGGCTCGGCCATGAGTTGACTCCTTTGAAGCCCCGAACCGGAGCGATAAGGCGATGTGCTATCGTCGGACTTCCATCATTAGGAACTACCAAAAATGCCCGAAAACAATATTCAGCAATTCGATCTGATCGTAGAAAAGCTAATCAAGCTGGGGCACGAAAGCTTCCCTGAGGCGTTCTACGCAGATCCCACAGTTCTGGGTCTATCCGATGAGCAGCCATCGCGTGATGAGTTGGGTGGTACAAGCTACAGCGATGCTTGGTATGCCTTGGACAGGCTGATTGCCAGCGTGGCGGGATGGCTGGTGAAAGAGGGGTATCTCTGGGCCTATGGCAGCACTGGTCTGCAGATCTCTAGCAAAGGTTTTGGGGTAGTGCCTTCGATCATTCCAGGCGGCGAAGTCCCCCTAATCGTAAAACTTAGCTAAAAAAAACCCGGCTCGAATGGCCGGGTTTTTTTTCACTTAATCGTCTGACCTGTATTTGGCATCCATCTCCCGGACACGCTTCTCTTTCTCTTCTATTGCCTTTGGATCAAGCCATGAGAATTCCGAGTCAAGCTCGCCGCTCTTTATCATCCACTCAATTTCACGGTGAATTTCGGTAACGGTTACCCTAGAAAGTTTCTGGGGCTTTCCATATTTTCCTTCCAGGCGAATATGGTACGGCACAACGATGGTGCCAGCATCGTAGAAGCTGTGTGGCATTGATACTCGCATGATCGCCACAACTTCAGCCACCGCCTCCTTTAAAACCTCTTTGTCTACCTCAACCATGCGCCAACTCCTTGATGGCATCCTTTCATGGCTCAAGACTACCGTGTATCGGAAGAACAAAAAACCCGGCTTAGAGGCCGGGCTTGGTTCACTCCTCAACACGCGCAGGAATGACAGGATGAAGAAATAATCGGCCATGCGGCCATTTGATGTCAAGCGGCATTTTCCATCGAAAGACCTTCGTAGCTCAGGATTTTGGCCGCAGCCTCCAGTGCTTCTTCGGCCATCTGCTTCAGCACGTCCTCGATGTCCTTCCTCCAGCGGCGACGAGTTCGCTCAGGCCGAGCGTCCGGATCCCACCGATTGATATCGTAGAACTGAGCCGGCAACACGATCATGTCGCTCGACCGCTTTCCCTCGGCGCCCTTCATCTTTGGGATCGCCCAAGCAGTCACCGCACTGGTGATGAACAGCTTTGGTGCATGGGAGGCAACCATGGGGATCAGGCGGCTGATCGACTGAACCTTTCGCCCCTTGTGCGTGCTTAACCTCGCCACCAGGACATCCCAGTGCCGCGGCTTCAGCTGGCTATGCAACCTGGCGAACACCCAGCAGTCTGCATCCATACGGCTGATTTCGCCGCGCTCCACCGACCTGCTTAAGGTGGCCATGTCGTGGCCGTCTTCGCTGCCGGGCTCGTACAGCTTCTGCCAAGCCTGCTTGCTGGTGTTGTCGATCGCTTCCGCAGCCAGGGCCGAGACGACCGCCGCGAGTACACTGCTGTAAATCATGTCCTTCCCCCTCAATCCCCGGTGTAGTTGCTGCCCCCGGCGCCGAGCCGGTTGCCTTCCTGATAATGCGCACCCGGGCCGGTTGCCCGAGGCTTCTTCAACTGCTCGATCTGCCGGAGTGCCGCCCGAAGCCTCATGCTGAGCTGGGTCACCAGTTCATCCAGGGCCAGGGCCTCGCCGGTTGCAGCCACTACCCAGCCCGAGGCGTTGCAGTGGTCGCATGGCAGTTCGTGGAACAACCCCTTGGTGACCGCTCTCCCACGGCACAAAGGGCACTCACCCAACTCGATCACGGCCTTCTTGAAGGCTGGGCCGTGGCTCTTCCTCATGCGTTGGACGCCTTTACCCAGCGCCGCACCGACAGCTCGCACCCCATCTTCAAGCAGACCCCATTGGCCATTCCCCGATGGGTTGCCCGGCGCCCGCAGCCGCAGTTGCAGCGCCGACGCGACTTCGAATCAGCCTGTTCCTGATAGCAGATCTGCCCAGGCAGCCCG